CTGCTACGATTTTTCAGATATGCCCGTAACGCATTAAGAGTACGCGGCCCGATGCGTCCATCTGCATCCATATCCGGATAGAGTTTCCCGCGCAGGTTGAAAACGTTCAGCCAGCGTTGAAGCATTCTGGACGCCACAGTTGGCCCCATGTTCACGCCCGTATCGCACAACTCTGAGGCAATATCCGGAGACAGGTTCGCAACCAGGTCGAATCGTGGTCCGTACCAGTAGTCCGCCTCGAGTATTTCCAGCGCCTGCTCACGCGTCAGGTCACGCATATCGCCATGATAACCGTGTGCGCGGGCAACTTTTTCAGTAATGCCCCATCTGGTCGGTCCACCTTTATCATCCGGATGATTGATGTAACCGCCCTCTTTTCCCAGAATTTCGTCAAAAATTTCATCTTTCGACTTCATATCAGCGCCTTCGTAATACAAGGATTTTTGATACGTTCCCGCGTGCTCGTATCACCAGCACGCAGAACACCAGGTTAATCAGGACAACCAGCCAGTTACCTGGTGGGAAGCGACCACACAGATAACAAAGCGGTGCAAAAGCATAAAGCAGCATCAACAGCCAGGCCAGCCACGACATCAGCGGTTTATATCTCGACTCACCGCGACGATAAAAAAAGAGCGTCAGCACGATAACCGAGCTTAACACCACATTCAGTAATCCGGGAAGGTTACTTAACATTACCGCCTCCACCCCGCAGACGGGAGAACAGCCCGGATACCAGCGATGCGATATCCTGCTGGTGGATGAATGAGAGAATCTTCACCGACACCACCGATACCAGTACCGCGCAAAGCGCGTCGAGAGATGTGCTGTGGAGATTCAGTTTTTCGACCAGGTAAGACGCCATCACATCCGCCCCCAGTACGCCAACAATGAACGACACCAGAAAATGCGCTGCCACACGCCAGACAGAAATCTTCTGTGGTATCGTGGCCACAAACAGCGCCCCTGCGAATGCACCAAACACAATCCCGAAATCCGTTCCGGTAAACAGCCCGAATACCGTCGCCCCGCCGAGCGCCGCAGCCGTGCCGGAACCGGACAAGGGTTCAGACATACGTTTTTCTCCTGTAAATAAAAAAGGGCCTCTGTCGGCCCGTAAAAAAACACCCCGTCAAAGGCACCCGCAGATACCTTTTGTGTGGCGCTATCTGATGTGATGTGCGCCAGGCGTGGCGCGGATATGAAAAAGGCCCGCCGCAGCGAGCCATATGCATAGGTAAAAAAAATGCCCACACATAAGGCGGGCTAACGCAATGTAATGATGAAACAGAGTTTACTTGTATAGATGTTATAAGAATGCGCCGTCAGCCTGCTGTGCAAACTGGCAAATCGTAGGCCCGGAAACAGACAACGACGCATTCTGGTATCACCTCATCCCTGCAACATGCAGGGATGGCTACAAAAAAAAGCACTGAAACTGTAGGCGGTCAGGTCTACAGAATGAAGAACAACAAATCCACCTGCTAGGTCTGTTCTTCACGAAAATTCGCCAGTGCTGATAATAAAGCTATAACTCATCAGTTTTACTGGAGAGCGGGTGGCGGGAATCGAACCCACATCATCAGCCTGGAAAGCTGAGGTAATAGCCATTATACGATACCCGCATACTGTACTGGCTTCCGGAATCACACGAATTACCAGGAAAGCCAGCACTGGTCTTTCCGGTGGCAAGCAACACCCCTGTGAACATAAAGACAACCACCTTCCGGACCAGTCAGAATACTAACGACAGTTTTTCAGACATCAAAAATATATTTGGTGTTCAGTTTTAAATATGTGTATACATTTGTATCAGAAATATACAACTTATATCATCACTGAATTAAAAATCTTTCGTTATTTCTCTGACCGTCTGATTAAAACGTTCCTCTTCCAGTTCCACGCCAATCGCCCTGCGTTCCAGCGACAGTGCTGCTTTTATTGTCGACCCCGACCCCATAAAAAAATCTGCGACCAAATCGCCTGGACGGCTGCTGGCAGTAATTATCTGACGCAACATATCCGCCGGTTTTTCACAGGGATGTTTGCCCGGATAATACTGCACGGGCTTGTGCGTCCAGACATCCGTATAAGGAACGACAGCCGATACGGAAAAATAACGCCGCAGTGATTTGTATTCCTCCAGCAGGCTGGCATATTGCCGGTTCAGTTCGCTGTATGTGCTGACCAGCTGGTGGTGTGGCTGCTCCAGTTCACCGCGCTGGTGTTTTTCTGCCGCCACACGTGCAAACAGCGCCTGCAGTTTACTGTAATCGGCCTCATTCGGTAACTGCCACTGACTGGTACCAAACCAGTGCGAAGCCATGTTTTTCTTTCCGGTGGCTTCTGCTATCTGTTTTGACGTTATCCCCAGTGATTCACGCGCATCACGGAAGTAAGAAATCAGCGGGGCCATCACGTGCTGTTTAAGCTCGTGCCCCTTTGCCGCATAGCCGTCATTTTTTGGCTGGTATGGCCCCTGATAATGTTCAGCAAACAGAATGCGCTCTGTTGCCGGGAAATATGCCCGTAAACTTTCCTTATTGCACCCGTTCCAGCGTCCGGACGGCTTCGCCCAGATAATGTGGTTCAACACATTAAAACGTTCACGCATCATGAGTTCAATATCTGATGCCAGTCGATGGCCACAGAACAGGTAGAGACTTCCGGCAGGTTTCAGTACCCGCCAGAACTGCGCCAGACACTGAGCCAGCCATTTCAGGTAATCATCGTCCCCCTTCCACTGGTTATCCCAGCCCTCGGGCTTCACTTTAAAGTATGGCGGGTCTGTGACTATCAAATCGACAGAGTTTTCCGGTAAGGTCCGGATAAATTCCAGGCAATCAGCGTTGATTAACTCACAACTGGATATTTTTACAGTATTAGCCATAGATCAGTAAGCACTTCTCTGATAGGCTCATACCGCTTTTGCGCAAAGCAGATGGCTGGCAGGTGCCGCTAACACCCACCAGCCGCCCATTACCACAAATAAAAAAGCCTTCACTGCGGAAGGCGTCTGTAACAACCGAACTGATAATCTGCCAGACCCGCCATAACAAGCTGGGTCAGTATTAACTGGCAGCGTTCGCGTGAAAGGTAAGTATTCTGCGCAATTTCCCCGACGGTCGCCGGTTCGGTGACGCTTAATTCATTAAACACCACTCTGGCGGTTTCGGTCATATCCTGCTGTTTTAGCATGTCTTTTTTCCTTTTCTGGTTAACGTGACATACCAATAACTCTTGTCCAAAAAGCCAGCAAGCTGAAAGACCAGTATTAATAACCACCAGCACATTTAACGCACTGCGCTACTTTGCGGGCACAAAAAACCCGCTCAGAGGCGGGTTCAGGCTATGAGGTGAAATAACCACTCTTAAAAGCATACATGATTTTTTACGTACGTAAATGCTTTGCCGTGCATATTTCTCATGCAAATGTCACATCCTGTTATTTTTCAGTGTTATAAATTTAAAGCCATAGAAAAAATCAATTATGTTTTAAGAATGGATAGGTAAAGAATAACAAGTGACACAGATTCAGACCAAAATGGAAAAGGGTTGCCACCCACAAGCGCCCACTCCACATCCATGACAATCCATACACAACACCAGATAACGTGGCAAATAATACAAGTAAAGCACCACCTGAATAGTGAAAAAAACCAAACAACAAAGACGCCACAATTAACGCAATCAATGGAGACGTTACTTCTGATAGCCGTGATTGAATATACCCTCTAAATAATGATTCCTCTGCCAGAGACACAAAAAACAAATTAGCCAATATAAACTCTGGCAACCACTCAGGAAAATGAATCTCTGGTTTTAACCCACCAAAAAAAACAGCCAAAAACAGGATAAGAGGAACAGAGAGCAACAGAGCCCCCCATTTCCACAAAGACACTTCTGATTTCACTTCTTTTTTAAACAAAGAAGCTGTACACAGGACTAACAAAAATGGCACCAGCGCTTTATCAAAATTAAAATACATTGTATAGGGAGTGCTTTGAGGTCCGACAGTAACAGACTTTAGCACTACAGGATTGTGAAACCCTGGCCATAAATGGAAAGATAATGCTATGGCTGATAAAACTATGCCAGCTTCATATATGGATTTAGCCCAGGCGTTATATTTCCAGTTGAACTTCAAAATAATAAAAAAAACGATTGTAGAAACAAAAAACAACACAGGCCAATCAATAATATCATTAAGCATAGCCAGGACAACAGACACCGTTAACAATGAAAAAGCCACTACCTTATGCCAACTGAGAGTTGACAGTGCCAGTGCTAACACAATCCACATAAACACTCCTTTTATTTAATGATGAAGCTTGATTATCAATATTTTCAATTCACCTGACAACATTTTGTTTACTTTCCATGGGATTTACGATCACAAAAAATAAACACATTGATTATAAACACAGAAAACATAACCATAGTCACTATATATCCCTACCGCATATCCATATCTAACCTAACATTCAGAGCCATAAGCATTCCTTCAATAATACCTTCCGCTTTATAAAGTCTTTTACCAATAAACCCATCAGAACATCTATGCTTACGTGCAAGAGCCATAAATGTCATTCCACCTGCGTAATAATCCACCAACAAATCGTGCAAATACTGATTATTCTTGTTTAATCGTGCCATACAGCCACAAATTATCATGGCGTCATCATCAGAACACTGAGGACGTGATTTCACTTTAGTCGGGATTAATCCTTTAAAACCAGCAGCTATCGAGGGCCATGTTACATCTTCATGATTATTTGCTGCCCATGCTCCCCACCGCTCCATAACCAGCTGAATATCACGCAACATCATTACATCCTCTTATTACGAATATATTCACACCCAGTCGCCCACCGCAAACAGGCAAACCACGCACAATATTGATTTCATCAAACTGCTCGTCGTCTATGAGTAATCCGGCATGGGTCAGTGCATCCAGTGGTGCTTTCAGGATATTGTCCAGGTCACGACGGCGCTTATCCGGTGGCTCTGCAATAA